ACACAATTACGCTTGCCAATTTTGTACGCAATGTTGTTGACGACCATAAAAGCACAGAACTATACAAAATTGCGGCTATAGCAGAGGAATATGACGCACACAGGAACACGACTATTAATAAGCTTGTAAAACTGATTTATACAGTCACAGGCAAACCCGTTGTTGATACATACTCTTCAAACAACCGCCTTGCCGTTAACTGTTTCCATCGTTTTGTTGTACAGGAAGTGCAATATTTACTCGGCAATGGGGTAACATGGACAAATCCGGAGCTTATGCGCAAGAAACTAGGCAGCGATTTTGACGCACGCTTGCAGGAACTCGGCAAATATGCAATTGTCGAAGGGCTAAGCTTTGGATTTTTTAACGTTGACCATATAAACGTGTTTAAAGCTACGGAATTTGCGCCGCTGTTCGACGAAGAAAATGGCGCGTTAATGGCAGGTGTGCGCTTTTGGCAAGTCGCGCCAGACAGACCGCTACGCGCAACGTTTTATGAACTTGACGGGTATACGGATTTTATTTGGCTGGATAATATTCCCGCGGTGCTGCACAAAAAGCGCCCGTATATTTTAAAAATGCAGACAACGGTTGTTGATGGAACGGAGATTTACGACTTTGACAATTATCCGACGTTTCCAGTTGTTCCGTTGTGGGGCAACTCTTACAAACAAAGCAAACTTGTCGGATTGCGTGAAAAAATAGACTGCTACGACATTATTCAATCAGGCTTTGCGGATGATGTCACAGATGCGGCAATGGTATATTGGACGCTTAATAACGCCGGCGGCATGGGCGACGCTGACCTTGCAAAATTTGTTGAACGTATTAAAACCGTAAAAGCCGCGGCAGTAGACCAAGAAGGCGTAAATATTCAGTCACACACAATGGACGTGCCGTACGGCAGTCGCGAGGCAATACTTTCGCGACTAATGGACGACCTGTATCGCGACGCAATGGCGCTTGACACGGAAAATATTGCGGGTGGAGCTGTGACGGCAACGCAAATCAAGGCTGCATATGAACCACTTGACAGCGAGTGTGACGATTTGGAATATTGCGTACTTGACTTTATGGACAGGCTTTTTAAAGTTGCCGGGATTGAGGGGGAAAAGCCAAGTTTTACACGCTCCAGGCTTGTAAATACTAACGAAGAAATAAACAATGTGCTTGCAGCTGCTGATCATTTAAGCAGCGATTATGTAACGCGCAAGATTTTAACGCTTTTGGGCGACGGAGACAAGGCAGACGACATTATTTCTGAAATGGAAAAGGAATCACAAGAGCGCATAAGCAGCAATAAGCGACAACCCGAGTTGGACGCGGACGGCACGACTATGCAAGGGTAAGAAGTGTAAATGGATTACGCGCATACACGAACCGACGAAATGCTTGACGAGCTTGAAAGCAGAATTGTCGGCGTTTACAGTGAAGCGGAACAATCGCTAAAGAAGAAGCTTGACAAACATTTCGAGAAGTTTGCAAAAAACGATGCCGACAAAAAGAAGCGCGTGGAAAATGGCGAGCTTACAGAAACGTGGTATAAACGCTGGCGCAAGCGCGAAATTATGCAGGGCGAAAAATGGCAAAAATTAAAAAATGCGGTTTCACAGGATTTGACCAATTCAGACCAAATTGCAGCCAGCATAACAAACTACTACATGCCCGACGTTTATGCGTTAAATCACAATTACGGAACGTTTGAAGTAGAAACACGCTCGTTGATTGACAGCAAATACAAGCTTTATGACCGTAAGGCGGTAAAAAAGTTACTGGAAAACGATATAAATTTGCTGCCGACATTAACGGTCAACAAAAGCAAGGACACTCGTTGGAACAAGCGAAACTTTCAGGCGCAAATATTACAGGGAATATTGCAAGGCGAAACAATAAAGGAGATTGCTAAGCGCGTAGCGACAGGCACAACAAAAAAGGATAAAATAGCAGCGTTGCGTAATGCACGAACCGCTATTACAAGTGCAGAGAACGCGGGGAGACTAGACAGCTATATTCGCGCACAGAAACTGGGGATGAACATTGCCAAGGTGTGGGAATCCACAAACGACGAACGCACGCGTGACAGCCACAGGAAACTTGACGGAGAAAAACGTGCTGTAGGCGAAAGGTTTTCAAATGGGCTTATGTATCCCGGTGACGCAAACGGCAGTCCTGACGAACTATATAATTGTCGTTGTTCCATAACGTGTATCGTTAGCGCCGGGAATGCGTTGTATTCCAGTCCGTCATTGACGCGAAATCAGGAGCTGGAATCGATGTCATATGAAAAATGGCTTGAAATGCACAACAATGGCGAGCTGGACGAAAGCCTTGATGCCGCGGCAGAAATAAAACAAATACATGATGAAATGATAAAGTCTGGCAAACTGAGATATACAGAAGAGCAAATAAAGCGCGCCGGGAACGCCATACTTAAAGACTACTATTCCGCAATGACCAATTTTACTGCCGAATGTAGGAAGTTGCAAAAAGAAAGCGGCGAATCAATAAAATCTGATTTTACAAATAGCTCCGAAAATGTTAAAATAAAAAACAAGATAAACAAACTGAAAGAGCTTATAAGCGGGAAGGGGCTGGCAAGTGTCGAGTGGCTGACCGACGAGCTTAGCAAGGTGCGGAAAATGGGCATTGGGAACAATGACCTTGACGGCATTTTAACGGGTGACGCTGACGCAATAGCGGCTATAAAATGGGCGTATAACCATTTGCCGACCGATTGGGTAAAGTCAAGCATAAAGAAAGGCACAATGATTGCCGAAATGAGCGATAGAGGACTTTATAACCACGCAGACAGGAAAATAGTTATTAGCAAAGGCGATTTTGGTTATAAAGACACAGCTATTCATGAACTGGCGCATAGAGCGGAAGACACAAGATTTGGCATAAAAAATGCGGAAAAGACGTTCTACGATAAGCGCACGGCGGGGAACCCGTTAAAGGCGTTAAAAGATATAGACGCCAGATACAGAGCGGACGAAATGTACAGGGAAGGCAATTTTGTTGACGCGTATATAGGTAAGGATTATTCGGGCGACGGATATGAGCTGCTTTCGGTGGGAGTGGAACTTGCGTATTTTAGCCCGGTTAAATTAACGCATGATGAAGACTATCAGGCGTTTATTTATGGCATATTAGCGTTGTACTAGGGGGAGCGGAAATGGGAAAGTACGAACCGGTGACAATAACAGCAAAAGGAATATGTTTTGGCGAAGAAATGACAGTCGTGTGGAAACGTGATGAAGACGGGAATACCGACGTGACATTTAACGGTGAACACAATCGGCTATTGCCGAAACGAGCTGAAAGCGATAAAGAGCCGTTCTGGATGGTGCTTGAAACTGATTCGTCTTTGCTGGAACGGTTTGAAAGGCTTTTAAAAAGAAGATACAAATGCGTATATTGGTTTGCGGAAGAACTTAATACGGCGGGTAACGTATGTGGAATGCTGAAGAATGCGTGGTTTGACCATGTAAACGGCAATATTCCCAAAATAGAAGTTGAGGGCAAGCTTGAACCCGGACCAAAATACGAGTATGACCCAAATGCAATTTATTAATATTTTGCCGGAGACGTAAGCAATGGCGGGAGTAAAAATTTATGTTAAGGACAATTCTTCGGTTGTAAAACATAAAGCGTGGTATCAAATTATAATCGCACTTGAAAAAACCGCCAAAAGGGCAGAAGAACGCGCCAAGGAGATAGTGCCTGTACGCACGGGAAATTTGCAGCGCAGTATTCATTCCGCTGTTGATGAAAACCACGCAATAGCCTATGTCGGGACAAATTGTAGCTATGCTTCACACGTGGAATTTGGCACAATAAAGCAACGCCCCAAACCTTATCTTCGACCAGCCATTCAAAAATATTTGCGCGAATACAAAAAAATAATGGAAAGCGAGCTTAGGGAAAATTTTGCACAATTTGTACAACGATAAAATACTGTTGCAAAATGTATAATAACAATGTATAATATAACAAACGGTTAAGAACAAAGAAACGTTCGCCAAAGCAAAGGAGAGTAACCGCAATATGGCACTGACACGCAAATTTTTGTCGGCTCTGGGAATTGAGGGCGACAAGGTAGACGAAATCATAGCGGCGCATGCTGAATCAATTGACGCACTCAAGGAACAGATCGCGCAATATAAGCAGGACGCCGAAAAAATGAACGACGTTCAAAAGCAACTGGACGCTGCTAATAAGCTAAATGCCGAAAATGCGGAAAAGCTGAAAGGATTTGCCGGCACACAAAGCGAGCTGGACAAATTGAAAGCCGAATCCGAGAAGAAGTACAGCGAGCTTAAAGCGGAGTATGCCAACTACAAGACGGCGCAGACGGAAAAGGCGACGCGACAAGCCAAAGAAAACGCTTATCGTCAACTTTTAACCAATGCGGGTGTGTCCGACAAGCGTTTGGATTCAATCCTAAAGGTTACCAACCTTGCAAACATACAGCTTGACAAGGATGGGAACATTAAGGACAGTGACAAGCTTAAGGATGACATCAAGTCTGAGTGGTCGGACTTTATCGTCACAAACAGTGTTAAGGGTGCCAACGTGAGCAACCCGCTGAGCAATACGGGCGGGAAAATGACCAGAGACGAAATCATGAAAATCAAGGACGCAGGGGAACGACAGAGGAAAATTGCCGAAAACCATGAGCTCTTTGGTTTTTAGTACAACTACTGAGGAGATTTAACGATGGCTGTAAAAGACGGCACTACACTTACTACGGACATTACTACTAAAGCGCGTGAAGTTGACTTTGTAACCCGCTTTCAAAAAACGTGGGACGATTTGCGGGAAATTATTGGTATTGCGCGTCCCGTTGTAAAAACTCCGGGCGCTGAGCTTGTCACATACGATTCGAGCATGACGCTTGAAAGCGGCAGCGTTGCGGAGGGCGATGAAATCCCGTACAGCAAGGCAACCGTAAAGCCTATTTACCGTGACAAAATCACGCTGGGCAAGTACGCAAAGGCGGTTTCACTCGAAGCTGTTGAGGAATACGGCGCAACTGTTGCCATTCAAAAGACCGATGAAGCATTTTTGAACGAACTGCAGGGCGTTGTAATGGATAAATTCTTTGCATTCCTGCAAACGGGAACGCTTACGGGGAACTATTCCACGTTCCAAATGGGTGTGGCAATGGCTATCGGCATGGTTCGTGACAAGTTCAAGAAGCTGCGCCGCAACGTGGGCAATATCGTTGTTATTTGCAACATCCTTGACCTGTACGAATATATTGGCTCTGCCGAAATTACCGTACAGACTAACAACGGCATTACTTACTTGCAAAATTTTATGGGCGCGCAAACGGTTATTTTGTCCAGTGATATTCCGCGTGGCAAGATAATCGGCGTTCCTGCTGACAACCTTGTTATGTACTATATTGACCCGGCGGCGGCAGAAGT